TCCCAGACTACCTTGCAATTAACCACGACAATGGCGTTGCGCGGGTAGCCGACTACAAAACTGGCAAGTCAAGCCGGTATGCAGACACCGCTCAGTTAGAACTTATGGCAGCTATGGTGATGATCCATCACCCTGACGTTAATCTTGTCAAGGGAGCCTTGCTATTTGTTGTAGTTGGCGATGTAATTAAAGCTGAATACACTCGGGCGCAACTGCCTGAAATCCTGTCTAAATGGGCTGGCAGGGCTAGTGCAATTGAAGCGGCTGTGGTGCATGGGGTATGGAATCCTCGTAGCTCTGCGCTGTGCAAGTTTTGCCCAGTTACTACTTGTGAGAATCACGATGGCTACTAAAAAAAGAGACTACGCGGCTGAGTACAAAAACTACCAAGGCACGCCTAAACAGCTTGCCGCTCAGTCAGAACGACACAAAGCACGACGCGCATATGAGAAGGCGCATGGCACCCTACCTGATGATGTGGACGTTGACCACAAGAAAGCTATGTCCAAAGGCGGTACGTCTAAACTAAGCAATCTCCGTGCCGCAACAGATAACGCGAATCGTAGTTTTGCTCGCACAAAAACAGGCGACATGAAATCACAAATTTCTAAGCGAGAGCGTAAAAAATAATGTAAGATAAAAACACTTGGTAAGCAGTTGCCGAGTTGTTCGTTTTTCTCCTTCGCTGGGTAGCTCGCTACCCAGCTTTTTTCGTCACTTCTATTCAAATTTATCATGCAAATTGTCGACAACAAGGCATTGCTGTTCAATACACGCAAAGCACAACAGATCACTAATTTAATTCCAAAGAGCAAAATTTTAGATTCGCAAGAGGGCGTTGATAGAGTTTTAGTTCATTGGGATTTTGACGAGGTGCAACTCCTACGCAATCTAGGTATTCGTGATGTGCCTAGTCCCATTCTTGGGCGGTATAAGTGGCCCGGAATGTTTACCCCGTTCGATCATCAACGCACTACTGCAGAGTTTCTTACCCTCCATCCACGATGCTTTGTGTTCAATGAAGCTGGTACAGGCAAGACAAGTGCGGCGGCGTGGGCGGCTGATTACCTCATGACGCAAGGCAGGGTCAAGCGTGTGCTTGTTGTGTGCCCCGTATCCATTATGGACACGGCATGGCGCTCTGATTTATTTAAGACAGTCATGCACCGCACTGTTGCTATTGCACAAGGCTCACGCACCCAACGTAAAAAACTTATTGAAGGTGATTACGAGTTTGTCATTATCAATTTTGATGGCGTCAAGGTTGTTAAAGAAGAATTGATTGCGGGTGGTTTTGATCTCATTATTGTGGACGAGGCTAACGCAGTTAAGAGCGTATCTACAGACCGGTGGAAGTGCCTTGCTACGCTAATTAAACCGAACACGCGTTTGTGGATGATGACCGGTACACCTGCGTCGCAGTCTCCGTTAGATGCCTATGGCTTAGCCAAACTTGTGTGCCCCGATTCAGTACCAAGATTCTTTGGTGCGTTCCGCGATAAGGTGATGGTTAAGATTACCCAATATAAATGGGCACCTAGGCAAACGGCGCAACAAGTAGTCCATCAAGCTCTACAGCCCGCGATTAGGTTCACCAAAGAAGAATGCTTAGACCTGCCCGACCTGCTGTATTCGACGCGTGAAGTTCCGTTGACTCCGCAGCAAGGCAAGTACTATGACGCGCTCAAAAAACAAATGATGACTATCGCCGCAGGCTGTGAAATTACGGCAACCAACGCGGCAACCATGCTGAATAAACTTTTGCAAGTGGCACAGGGAGCGGTATATACAGATGATGGTGGCGTGGTTGAGTTTGATGTAACTAACCGCATGGCGGAGCTAGTGAATGTAATTGACCAAACTGACCACAAAGTATTAGTGTTTATCCCATATAGGCACACGCTCCAAATGGTTGAGAATGAGCTGATAAAACAAGGATATACAGTGCAGACCATTCATGGCGGCGTTGCTTCTACACGCCGAGCAGACATCATCAAACAGTTCCAAACCGAAGATGACCCACGCATTTTATTGTTAGTGCCGCAGGCTACTGCGCACGGCATTACGCTGACTCGTGCTGACCAAGTTGTATGGTGGGGTCCGGTAAGCTCCACAGAGATATATCTGCAGGCTAACTCACGGGCACACCGAGCAGGGCAAACAAACAAAGTTACTGTCACACACTTGCAAGGCAGTCCAGTCGAGCGCCGCATGTACACCATGTTACAGAACAAAATTGATATGCACCAAAGTTTAGTAGATTTATACAAACAAGAGCTTGACACTGAAATTTGACAGTGTATAATTTATAAAAAACGGGGGTAGTACCCCACCAATTTGTTCAACGTAAATCAAAGGAGTCGTATGGATGCTAGTCAATTAGTCAAGGTATATATCAAGATACGTGACGCTAAAGAAACCAAAAAGAAACAGATGGAAGCTGAGATTGCTGACCTCGATCAGCAGTTGGATGCCGTTGAGCATGAGCTTCTAGACATCTGCAAAACTACCGGACAAGACGGTGGCAAAACCCCATTTGGATCATTTAACCGATCCGTCAAAACACGCTACTGGACCAGTGATTGGGACAGTATGTACACATTCATCCGTGAGCACGATGCACCGGACCTTCTCGAGCGACGAATTGCGCAAAGTAATTTTGCAGAGTTTGTTAAAGAGAATCCAGACAAGATGCCCGCAGGTGTGAATATCGAGTCCAAGTACTCGATCACGGTTCGCCGTTCATCCAAGTAACCTCCAATTAAGGAAATCAAAATGAGTAACATGACACTTTTCAAATCCGGTTCCGTTATCCCTGACTATCTACGTGAGGCTTCAGACGCTACTACCCGTGACATCGCAGGTAGTTCTGGAGGCAAACAAATCTCAATCAAAGGCGGTGTGTGGCGCATGGTCGTAGGCGGCGAAGAAGTTGCCAAGAACGAAGAACGCTCAATGAACTTTGTGGTGATTGCATCTGGCAAGGGTGTGACACGTACGTTTTATGCGGGCAAGTATGAGGAAGGCAAAGACCTGAAACCCTCTTGCTGGTCTGCCGAAGGCGTGGTACCTAACCCAGAAGTGCCAACCCCACAAAGCAGCTCATGCGCTACCTGCACTCAGAACATTGAAGGCTCTGGCGATGGTAAGGCTCGTGCCTGCCGTTACAGCAAGCGTTTAGCCGTGGCTTTAGAGAACGACATTGGTGGCAACATCTATCGTTTGTCAGTCCCCGCTAAGTCATACTTTGGTCGTGCTGAAGGCGAGAAGATGCCCTTGCAGGCATTTGGTAAGTTCTTGTCAGGACACGGTATCCCGATTACAGGCATTGTGACTGAGGCTAGGTTTGATACTGCTGAAGCCGTGCCAGTGTTAAAGTTCCGCGCCGTACGTCCTTTGACGCGAGAAGAGTGGGAGCTAGGTAAGGCACAAAGCCAGACCGAAGATGCTCGTCAAGCTATTGAGTTGAAGATGGTTCCATCTAAAGCCGAGAGCATGCCTGCATTGCCACAAGCGTTTAAAGAGACCCCCGTTGTTGAGAAAGCAGAAGTTGCGGAAGAACCCGTGGCTGAACCCGTAAAGCGTTCGGTTGCCAAAACTAAACCGGAAGCTCCTGTGGCAAAGAACGTGTCTGACATATTAAGTGACTGGGCTACTGACGAAGATGCGTAATAGATTGCGGGGGTATGACACCCTATTTATCCAAAAAGTTAAGGATACTGAACACGACCCGATTGTTATGCAGTTGGCTAGTGTCTGTATCAATAGCGGTACACCGATTTCCGAAGTTGCGCAGATGTTTGGCGTGACACGTGCGAGTGTGTACAACTGGCTAACGGGTAGATCGGTGCCACACTCCTGCCATCAGGCAGCGATGCCTAAAATTATTGCGCGTCTTTCCAAACGTAAGTAATCCTCGTGGGGGTGACAGGTAGTCCTGTTGCCCCTATTTTTTTCTCCTCAACCCAGTGAGGTTCTGTGACTGACTTTCTCAACTCCGTTTTACCTACGCAGGGTATGTACTGCACGGTGGGTATTCGGGCAGGTGCCGTCAAGCAGTCGTTTCAAGCAACGATTGACGATGTAGAAGCAGTTGGCTCTGGTATGGATTCCCAAGGCGTGGACGCGTACTTTGCGCTTGCCACGTTCAATGATGACTCAGGTCGTAAGGTTGACAACGCGTCCTTCCTACGGTCGTTTTTTCTTGACTTAGATTGCGGTACTGGTAAACCCTATGCCGATCAAGCCACCGCCGCGCAAGCGCTATCCATATTTATTGCTGACACAAAGCTACCTAGCCCAACCCTTGTTAACTCAGGTGGTGGCCTCCACGTATACTGGCCTTTGACTGAAGATGTAGCCGCCCAAGAGTGGGTGCGCCATGCTAAGCGTTTGAAGCGTTTGTGCGCTCAACAAAAATTATTTGCTGACCCAGCGGTAACTGCGGATGCCGCACGTATCTTACGCATACCCGGCACTCATAACTTTAAAAACGAAACCTCAAGACCGGTACAGATTATTGCCCTTGGTACTCCTGTAGTACTTGCGGATTTTCTCGAGCACCTTCCTGCTCCCACGATGGATTTAAGTTCTGCCAAGCAGTTTGGCATGGACGAAACGTCTAAGGATCTTGGTGGGGAATACCCTAAGTGTTCGTTCAAGCGTATAGCTATCCGTAGTATTAACGGGAATGGTTGCGCTCAGATTAAAAACGCTTTGGAGAATGCAGCAACACTAGAAGAGCCGTTGTGGAGAGCTGCGTTATCTATTACTGTGCGTTGTGAAGACGGCCCCTCTGCTATCCACACGCTGTCCAAACGGCACCCTGAGTACTCGGCAGATGCTACGGAAGCTAAGGCGGCTGAAACTAGAGGCCCATACACTTGCGAGTGGTATCGTGAGAACAATCCTGACCTCTGCCAAGGTTGCCTACAAAAAGTAACCACGCCCATCTTGTTGGGTAAGTATGTTGAAGCGGCAATTGTTGAAGACGACCAGTACATTATTGAGACGCCCGAGGATGAGGCAGCACCGGCACTAACCATGTCGATACCTGCGTATCCGTTTCCATATTTCCGTGGGGCAAACGGTGGGGTATATAAAAAAGAACGTGCCCCTGATGGTGAAGAGAAAGATGTTCAGATTTATCCGTATGACCTGTACCTGACGGAACGGTTCTTTGATTCAGATAAACACGGTAATGGTGAAGGAGAGATGGTAGGGATTAACCTGCACATGGAGAAGGACG